TATGTTGTCAACATATGTCCCAATGATACGTCTGGTGAGATTATCGAAGTCGGTGACATTCTCATTCAGCTTCCCAAAGCTCCAAAAGACGAGGAAATCCTCAACTATGACAGGGAGCCTCATCTGCAAATGTGGCAAAGACTTCCTGTGCCAGAAGAGCTGCGTAGGATTCGCAGTATGGATGAGTGGTACGAGATGCCCTCGGAGTTTAAGAAGCGCTTTTCTCCGTACATCGAGCAGGAGTTTAAGCGTAGGCGTGAAGGCGTTTGGTTTTTCAATAATGGCGAGCGTATCTACATTACAGGCAGACATTATATGATGCTGCAGTGGTCTAAGCTAGATATTGGCTATGGCTACTACTTAGAGTTTCAGAGAAGGCTGTTTCTTCATTTCGCAGCGTGCGAGGCAGACCCACGTTCTATGGGTCAGATGTACACCAAGTGTAGACGTTCAGGATATACGAATATGTCGGCTGCCATCCTTGTAGACGAGGGTACGCAGGTAAAAGACAAGCTGTTGGGAATACAGTCCAAGACGGGTAAGGATGCCCAGGAGAACATCTTTATGAAGAAGGTAGTCCCTATGTTTAAGAGCTATCCATTCTTCTTCAAGCCCATACAGGACGGTACTACCAACCCACGTATGGAGCTAGCGTTCCGTGAGCCTTCAAAGCGCATAACCAAGAACAACAAGACATCAAACCGTGGAGAGGCGCTAAACAGCATCATCAACTGGAAGAATACCACGAACAACGCATACGATGGTGAGAAGCTACATATGATGTATCTTGACGAGTCGGGTAAGTGGGAAAAGCCCACGGACATCCGTGAAGCGTGGCGGATAGAAAGAACCTGTTTAATTGTAGGTCGTAAGATTATCGGCAAGTGTCTTATGGGTTCTACAGTAAATCCAATGGATAAAGGTGGAAAACAATACAAAGAACTATGGCGAGACTCCGATCCAAACGACAGAAACGCCAACGGAAGAACAAAGACTGGCTTATATAGACTATTTATACCAGCCTACGAAGCCCTGGAGGGTTTCTTTGACGAGTATGGAAACCCCATCGTGGAAGACCCTGAGAAACCTGTCAAAACGATTGATGGAGACTTTGTGGACATTGGTGCAAAAACGTACCTCAAAAACGAAAGAGACGCCCTCAAGCATGATGCCCGAGAACTCAACGAGTATATACGACAGTTCCCATTCACAGTTGAGGAGGCAATGCGAGACAGTATCGAGGGGTCTACGTTTAATATTGGGAAGATATACGAACAGATAGAACACAACCAAGAGCTGTACCCTCACCCTGTTGTTCAGGGCAACTTTATGTGGAAAGACGGTGTGAGCGATGGCGAGGTCATCTTCAGTCCCGACAAACAGGGCAGATGGCGTGTAGGATGGATGCCTAAGCCTGAAAACCGAAATAAGTACGTAATTAAGTACGGAAAGAAGCACCCAGGCAACGATCATATCGGTGTTGGAGGGGTCGATAGCTACGATTTGGACTCTACAACGGACAACCGAGGGTCCAAGGGAGCCTGTCACCTGTACAACAAGTTCAATATGGCTGCTCCTGCCAATATGTTTGTGGCAGAATACGCCTCTCGACCTCCATTAGCACGTATATTCTACGAAGATGTACTCCTTGCATCGGTATTTTACGGATATCCCCTGCTCATAGAGAACAACAAGTACGGTATTGTACGTTATTTTGAGTCTAGAGGCTATGAAGAGTACGTAATGAAGCGTCCTGACCACCTGAAGTCACCAAATGCCTCGGGTAACGTAAAAACTAGGGGTATACCGTCCAACTCACAAGATGTTATACAGGCTCACGCCCACGCTATTGAGGCTTTCATAGAGGAACACGTAGGAATAAACTCTGAGACGGGTGAAATGGGTAAAATGTACTTTGAACGTACCCTAGAAGATTGGATTGGCTACAAGATAGACAACCGTACCAAGTTTGACCTTACAATTAGCTCGGGTTTAGCACTTCTTGCGGCACAAAAAACTAAAGTTAAGAAGAAGGAATCCACCTTTGATGACAAGCGATTCTTCCGCAGATACACCAATGAGATAAGACGTTGATTCGCAGTGCTTTAATTTCGTATATTTGCAAGGAAGTATTCTGCGAAACGCTATGTACAATAATGACAACGACAAGGGAAAGTACGGGAACTTTCCTGATCCATTCTCACACTATTCATCTAAGCTAACCAAAGCCTACGGCTTGAAATATGCCAAGGCAATAGAAAAGCAGTGGGGACAAGCTGACGATGAACGCAGCCTATTCAGACGTAGATTAAAAGATTTTGAGACGAACCGTGACTATGCAAACGGTACTCAAGACACGTCTATATACAAACAGATTCTAAACTCTCTAGACCCTAACAATGGGGATGGAACGCTTTTGAACTTAGACTGGTCTCCCGTGCCTATCGTTCCTAAGTTCGTTAAGATTGTTGTAAACAATATTCTCTCAAGAAAGCCTTATCCAAACGTACGTGCGTTAGACCCTCTATCTCAATCTGAGAAAGATAGAAAACGTGCAGAGAAGATGTTTGAGGTTAAGAACCGTGAGCTTCTTGAGCAGCTAGAGCAAAAGGGTGTCAGTACAGGCGTAGACCTCAGCAGCGTTCCTGAAACGTCTGAGGAAGCAGAAATCTTTATGGACACAAGCGTGAAGACCGCAGCAGAGATTGCTGCTCAGGTCGGTACAAACATCACGCTAGAGTGGAACGACTTTAACCAACGTGTGTATCGTAGAGCAGTTACCGATTTGGTAACCTGTGGTATGGGTGTTGTAAAGCGTAACAACGACCCAAACTATGGCATCACCGAAGAATACATCGACCCAGCATATTTCTTCCATAGCTACACCGAAGACCCTACATTTAGTGACCTCATTTATGCAGGACACGTCAAAAAGATTAGTATCTCGGAACTCAAGCGTATCGCTCGTGATGAGTTTACTGAAGATGAATATGCAAAGATAGCACAGAAGGTAAAGAACAAATACCAGAACCGTGCAGACAAGCTAAGCTATAAATACTACGATGAAACTCTAGACAAGACCACCTACGGTTACGATGAGTTTATTGTAGAGGTTATGGACTTTGAGTTCCTTTCTACAGACGATATGATGTTTGAAGAGAAGGAATCTCGATTCGGAAACGTTGGTTTCTACTACAAAGGATTTGAGTACACCCCACCAAAAGAATCTGTATACGATCGTAAGCCTAAGTCTATGAGCGTACAAACAGTCTTTGGGGGAAGCTATATCGTAGGTTGCGACTATATGTTTGACTACGGTCAGAAGCGCAATGTTCCTAAGAATGCTCAAGACCTTACAAAAGCTAGACTATCTTACTCTGTGGTGGCTACAAACCTACGCAGAATGATGCCTAAGTCTTTGGTAGGCTCTGTGATTGGCTTTGCTGATCAGCTACAGCTGTCACACCTCAAGCTACAACAGGCTATCGCTAAGGCTAAGCCTGACGGTCTTATTATAGACATCGAGGGTCTAGAGAATGTACAACTAGGTCGTGGCGGAAGTCTACAACCTTTAGAACTACAAGACATTTATGAACAAACAGGTGTATTCTACTATCGTTCAAAGAATCCAGAAGGTGGATTCCAGAACCCTCCAGTTAGGAGCCTGGATAATAGCATTCGCAACATTAACGAGCTTATTGCTATCTACAATCACAATCTGCGTCTTATTCGTGATACAACAGGTATAAACGAAGTAATGGACGGTACGTCTCCTAAGGGCGAGCAGTTGGTGGGCGTACGTCAGCAGGCTATCGCAGCTGGAAACAACGCCATCTACGACATTACAAACGCTTCTGTATACCTATACTCTAAAGTGTGTGAGGACATCATCAAGTGTTTGCAGATTCTTCCTAAGCAATCTGTGTTGTTCAAAGCGTATGAGCGTGCCATTGGAAAGTCAAATATGAAGGTTCTTTCTTCGTTCGGAGACTTGCCGATGTATAACTTCGGTGTTAAGATTCAGACTGAGATGGACGATACAGAGAAGGCATACCTCGAGCAAAACATTCAGGTTGCCCTCGCTCAGAAAGAGATAGACCTAGAGGACGCTATTGCTGTACGACAGCTAAAAGATGTAGACCAGGCGGAACGCTTGCTTATCATCAGACGTAAGAAGCGTATGCGTTCACAGCAATTGATGGCTCAGCAGAACTCTCAGATGCAAGCGCAGATGAATCAGCAGACTGCACAGGCAGCTTCTCAAGGCAAGATGCAGGAGATACAAGTACAGACTCAGGCAAGAATCGCTGAGATTCAAGCTAAGGCTGAAGCAGATGCAAGTCTATTACAACTAGAGTATCAACTTAAAGGATTCTTAGAGACTACAAAGGGAAATACTAATGCTCTTGTCAGAAAAGAAGAGAAAGACTTTAGAAAGGAACTTGAAGAGTTTAAAGAAGATAGAAAAGACAAGAGAGTTAAAGACCAAGCTGTCGAGCAGTCTAAGATGATTTCGCAACGCCAAGGTAAGCGTGATGAGCTAGAAGACGACTCAGACTTAGCCGATGTGCTAACCTCTTGATAATCAGTAAATTAGTACCTTTGCAATATGGCAACTAGCATAAACTTAGACATAGCAAACAGAGTAGATATCACTACAAGACGTGGCGATACATTTACTCTTGAACTCACCTTTAATGACGAGGAAGGCGATCCTATTGACTTGTCAGATGGTTACGAGTGGATGATGCAGGTTCGTGAAGCTGACACTTCAACTTCGGCTTTATTAGATGGGGATTCTAATGATGACAATGCAAATGACTTTGGTTTCACGGGAGATAATAACGGTGTGCTAACCATTACAGCCTCGGCTTCTACGATGGCAGGAATTGAAGGCGGTCTTTATGTTTATGATTTACAAAGCTCTCAGGGTGCTGTTGTAACCACTTGGATGTACGGAATCTTTAAGATTAACGAGGACGTAAGTGAGTAACATACAAGTAAATAATAAAGAGAGCATTAGCGTATCCATTAAACAGAGTGGATACAATAAGAGTACGGTCATTAAGCAGCCTGTAGAGAACCAAGTAGATGTACGTGGTTTAAAAGGCGGTGGAGACAAGAACTACGTACACGTTCAGTCAGAGCCATCAGCTGTATGGACAGCCTCTCATAACTTGGGTAAACGTCCAGCAGTTGTGGTCGTGGACTCTGCGGAGGACGTTGTTTACGGTGAAATTAGACACATAGACGATAACACAGTAAGATTAACCTTTGTAGGTGCTTTTGCTGGCAAAGCATACTTTAACTAATTATGGCTATAAAATATCTATCAAGTATAAACCTCAGCAAGAACGAGCTTCAGAATGCACGTATTCAGAACCTTGCTTCAGCGCCTAGTTCTCCTGTTGAGGGTCAAATCTACTACGACACCGTAGATGACGAGATTAAGTATTGGAATGGTACGAACTGGATTACAGTTGGTACTACAGGTGTTGAGGAAGGTGAAGGTATCACAATTACTAGAGACGATGCTTCTCCAGACTTTGGTGACATCACGGTATCTTTTAGAGGTGCTGAAGACTTAACGGGTGATTCTGTTCCTAAGTGGGATGATACCAATGCTAAGTTTGTAAACTCTAACATTAGTGATGACGGCACAACGGTAACTATTTCTAGCGATCTTATTGTAAGCGGTACTACTACCACCGTAAACACAGAGGAAATAAACCTTGCTGACAACATCATCTTATTGAACAGTAACCTTGCTGGTGATGCTGCTCCGTCTCAAAACTCAGGTATTGAAATTAACCGTGGTACTGCTACTAATGTAAGCTTCATATGGAACGAGGGTTCTGATTACTGGAGTACGGTAGACCAAAAACTACACATTGGCAGTATTGAAGACCTTTCAATTGACGAGGATAGCACTGTATTATTCCAAGACAGCGGAGTTGTTAAGAAAGCTGTAGCTACGGATTTATTGGATATTTTAACTTTCAATACAGAAAGTGGTTCAGCTAATCCGAGTTCAGGTACTATTTCTATTTCAGCTGGAGAAGGTATCAATACTACAGGTACGGGAGCTGAGATAACTATTTCGGGTGAGGATGCTACTTCTTCTAACAAGGGTATTGTAGAATTAGCCACGAATGCTGAATCTGCCGCAGGTACGGATACTACACGAGCTGTAACGCCTAGAGGTTTAAAAGCTTTCTATGACGGTAAAAACTTTGCTGCTGATGTAGGTGATGGTACTACAACAGCTATTGCAGTAACACACAGCTTAGGCACTAAGGATGTAATTGTACAGATTTTTGACAAGTCCACAGGTGACACAGTGTTTACTGACGTGACACGTACAGACACTGATACTGTTACCTTGACGTTTGCTACAGCACCGTCTACAGATGCATACCGAGTATTAGTATCTAGCCTTGCGTAAACATAAACGAACCAACTAATTACGGGGGTGGTGGCTGAATGTCGCTACCCCTTTATTTTTTATCTTTGCAAGACAAGTAAGTATTATGGCAATAAAGTTTCTCAATAGCGTAAATGCAGACTCTGGCGTTCTGTACGTAGACGCTGATAATAATAGAGTAGGTATTGGAACTACTAGTCCTAAGAGACAGCTCCATATTCACGCTGATACGGCAACTACTGACGCTCGTATTCAAATTACAGATGAATCAACCACACAAGCTGTTGATAAGGGTATAGCTATTATCAAGTCTAACAATCAAGACGGATATTTTTGGAACTACTCTGACGCTCATTTGTATTTTGGAACAAATGCAGTCCAAAGAATGCGTATTGCAAACAATGGTAAATTATTACTTAACGCATACGGATCAGGAACAAATACAGGAACTTTAGCTTATGCCTTAGCTGTTGACTCTAGTGGTAATGTTATTGAGAGTACTATTCAAGCTAATCCTGCAGGTATTGATGGAACTGGTACTGCTGATTACCTTACAAAATGGTTAGACGGAGACACGCTAACAGACTCTAACGTATATGAGGCTAGTGGTGATTTAGTTACTACGCTAAACCTAAAGTCTTCTAGTTCATACCCACAGCTAAAGCTTACAGATACAGACAACTCAAGTACCTCATCTATCCGTTCGGCAGGTGGGTCATTACAGCACGTCCTACACGATGATACTAAGTCTCACGTATTTTACCCAGGCACTACGTCTACAGAGCTTATGCGTATCAAGGGTAGTGGAGCAGTTGGTATCGGTCAATCAAACCCTGTAGAGAACCTAGAGATTTACGATGCATCTGCTAACACTTGGGTGGTTGTAGAGACAGGTTCTAACAACGCAGGTACACAATTTATAAATACAACATCAGCTTGGACCGTTGGTATTAAAGGTGCTGATAGCGATAAATTCTACATTGGTAATCAAGAAGGTCTTAGTTCGGGTTACTTTGTGTTAGACACTAGCGGTAACTTACAGCTTACTGCGTACACAGAAGGTTATCTAAAGTCAGATGCTAATGGTAATATTACTGTTGACACATCTATCATTGAAGATACGCTAGACAGCGTGACAGATCGTGGTGCTACTACTACTAACGCTATTACTGTTGGAGGTCTTACTGTAGACACAGACACGTTATACGTAGATACCACAAACAATAGAGTAGGTATACATACTACTTCACCTGATGTGCCTTTACATATATCTGGAGAAGATTCTATTATTAGACTAGGTTCTTTGGGTAGTGCAGGTGGTCCACACGGTATTCAGTTCGGATATACCTCCACAGATGGTATGTCTATGTACTATCGTACAACTCCTGAATATTTGATTTGGGAAGACAGTACGGGTGTAAGCGGTACTGGGTTGATGGTTCTTGAAAGAGCTGGTAATCTAGGTATTGGCAATACAGCACCTTCTGAGAAGCTACACGTAACAGGTAACGTAAGAGTTACAGGGGCATACTATGACTCTAGCAACTCCCCAGGTCTATCGGGACAGATTCTTTCATCTACGGCTACAGGAACAGATTGGGTAAGCCTTTCTGAGATTCAGGGTGTAGATGGTACAGGTACAGCTAACTACTTAGCGAAGTGGTCGGATATAGATACGATTACTGATTCTGTTGTTTATGACGATGGCACTAGCGTTGGTATCGGTACTACTAGTCCATATCACAAATTACACGTAAAACAAAATAGTAATGCTGCAACGGGTATACGTATTGAAAATTCATTAGACAATAATGGAACTGACGATTCAGATGCGGCAGCTGAAATTTTCTTCCAGGCAGCTTCTAATAACGGTCATTTAAGAGTACACGGATCACCTACCGATGTAGCTTCAGAACATCAAATA